CCCCGGAATTTCCAACAAGGAAGTGGCTCTCTGGGTAAAAGAGAACTGTGAATACGACCAGCTTATCCTGGAGTTTTACAAGGAAGGCCAACCCGCCAGTGGCTGGGTCCATTGCAGTTACACTATAAATGAGGATCTAAGAAAGACGGCCCGTGTATTTGATGGAAATAGCTGGACCGATTTAGCTTAATTAAATTTACCGTACCTGCCTCACCGCACCAAATTGTATCCATATTCCTCACTCTTTTCCACCTTATCCTTTAGATATTCTTTAGATATAAACCCTCGTCCATTTATGAGCATGGCTTGTATTGCTATTTTTTCGCCTGACGGTAGGGTGCGGATGTGGCCTCTTCTCCAGTGCTGTCTAGGGGAAGCCCTTTTCATGCCAGCCCCTACAATATTCCCACTGGATGATATGCCACCAATTGTTACAACATTATGTGAATACAGCGGTGTCTTGCCGTTCTTTTTTCTTTTTTTATTTAATTTTTCTGGGGGCAAAACTGTGCGAGTATCAACTCCTTTTGCATTTATGATTGCGTGTACTGCACCCATCATATTTACATGAAAGTTTCCTAAGTTTTCTCCCTTTTTTTCGTCCAAAACTATCTGTTGGTTTGCCTGATGCGAGTCGTAAATAGTATTAAAAGCAACACCTTCCTGTATTGCAGATGTCATAACTGTGACCATACATCCCATATGTTTAATAGATTCTTTATCAAGAACTAAAATATGAATATACCACTTGCTTGAGTATTCTTCATCAATAGGCACTGCATCATATTTTTGTTCAGGAAAAGTCTTCCCTAGTTGAGAACTCAAATCTGCCATGGCTTTAGCAGAATTGCGAATAATTACCGCATATTTGCCTTTGCTCCACCCCCTAGATAAAGAATCTTCTGTCAGTTCAAATTCCGCATATGTATAAGGATAAGGCATTGCAACTAAATTAGCCTTTAGCTGATCAAAGCCAGTTTCAGCTAAGACAGCAAAGTCCTCAACTTTATGTTGCCCTAAATTAAACTTGCCTGATAATTCAACAACGTGGGCTAAATGAGATTTTACCTTAACCGTATTCGTGTGTCTTCGTCCGTTTATAACGCTAAAAAAAGGACCACCAGAAACATCATGGATATTAAAATAATCTATAACTTTATGAGCATTTATCATGGTTTCTCTTCTTATTTTAACCACTCGCGGGATTGCTCCCCCAAGATTTGATCAGCAATGTTTATTTTACTACGCAAAGCGCGGACGATTTTTTCATCGACAGTTGAGGGAGATATCAAATCTACATAAGTAACCTTGTTAGTTTGCCCGATTCGATGGGCGCGATCCTCTGATTGAAGGCGAAGTTCCAAATCATATGAATTAGAATAGTAAATAACTGTAGTGGCGGCTGTAAGTGTCAATCCAAAACCACCCGTGCGAGGATGCCCCACGAGAAAACGTAATTCTGATTGTCGATCTTGGAAAGATTCCACGATCTTTTGACGCTCAGAATCAGGGGTTTCCCCGTGGAGCGATGAGACCGACAGTACGCTAAATCGGTCTCGCAGGGCCTCAGTGATCGAGCGAATGTCCATGGTCCATGTCGCCCATATGATCGCCTTACCCTGTATCTCGTCACAAATATCAAGTAAACTCGACAAACGATTAGATTTTATTTTGTGAACATTCCCATTATCATCAGTTAAATGACCACAACAAATTTGTTGTAGACGCATGATTTGTGTCAAAACATTTTTAGTCGTGGACAACTCACCATTATTCAACCGTGCCAGTGCGAGATGTTTCATTTGCACATATGCGTCATTTTGTTCCTTGGTTAATTCAATATTCCTTTTTATATAAACTTTGTCGGGCAAATCCAGACAATCCTCTTTCCGAACACGATAGGAATAATTTTTCAGTTTTTCTGTAAGCTCGTCCAGCCGTCTGAATCCAACAATGTGATTGAAAGAATGAGCACCCATGGTCCGTCGCTGTACGACTGCATAGCGACCCTGGAATGCAAAGTAACTCTTAAACCCTAATATACCCGGATCTAAAAAATCCATTTGGCTATACAAATCCATTGGAGAACGGGTGACCGGAAATCCCGTCAGAATGCGGCGCATAATGCAGCCTCTGCCTATTTTACAAATGGCCTTGGTGCGTTTGGCTTTTCTGTTTTTTATAGTAGTGGATTCATCAACTGTCATTAACACGTCGTTATGTTTGACAAAATATTCTGCTATATCCACCCCTTTTTTACTACTAAAGGCTTCCACATTCATTAGTAAAAATTTTAAAGTAGTTGGATCTTTTTTTGAAAGATCGTTCAACTCTTTTCGCTTGGTTTTTGTGAGACTTGGTTGCCAAATAACGATTTGGCGGGGGATGCGATCCGGCAAGTGTGTTTCTATTTCACTTGCAAGGTTGGCGACCACGGCTTTTGGTGATATCATCAGGGAAAAGTTAATCCTACCTTTTTCAAAATTGTATGCAGTGGTGTCAATATCAACCTTCGATTTGCCTGTCCCCATGTCCATTAACAAGGCGTAATTGTCCTTGTCGGCGCTTGCATCGAACGCTTCTTTTTGATGCTCATATGGCATCGTTTTAAAAAAATCTAACATTTTATAATATTTCTCTTGCATTTTCTGGTATATCCCCATATAAAGGGATTCTTGGGTTATGTCAACACCGTTTTTAAAAAAGAGGAACAAATGAAAGATTTAATTTCAGAAATGGCTTCCGACAGTGGAGGTTCTCCAGATAAAATAGATCAGTTAGATGACAGCCAGCTTGACGGCGTGTCGCGACTGGCAAACGAAGCGGCCACGTTAGAACAAACGTTAGAACAACAAGAACGGGCCATGAAAGAAACAAAAGCCGCACTCTATAAAATCACAGATGAGCAGCTTCCAGAAGCGTTGGAAGAAATGGGACTTCAGAAATTCACCCTGACGGATGGGTCAGAAATTTCGGTGCGTCCAGTTTATTCTGCATCTATTCCAAAGGACCGCCGGGAAGAAGCGTTCCAATGGTTGCGCGACCATGAGTTTGGTGACTTGGTAAAAAACAACGTCACCGTCACGTTTGGACGCGGCGAAGATAAAGATGCCAAAGAGTTTTTAAACCTGTGTGGTACACAAGGATACGCTCCTGACCAGTTGGAAAAGGTTGAGCCCATGACATTAAAAGCTTGGCTTCGGGAACGTGTAGAAGCGGGTGACGCCGTCCCGCTGGATTTATTCGGCGCATTCATAAGTCAACGAGCAACGATTAAAAGGAGTAAATAATCATGGCTAAAGCAGTAGCGAAAAAGAAGGAGGGTGCGCTCTCCCATGAAGTCACGGATCTGTTTGCAGCAGATGCCGGGATTGGTGTCAACGATCTTAATTCTGAAGATCTTGCCATCCCCTTCATAAAAATCTTACAAAAAATGTCCGACCAACTGGATGAGTTGGAAGATGCCAAGGCTGGCGATATTTTCAACAGCGTAACGAGAGAAGTCGTAAAAGGCAAAGACGGCATTTTTGTCATTCCTTGTGCTTATCGTTTGGAGTGGATTGAGTGGGAGCCTCGCGGCACAGGAACCGGAGCACCCCATGCAATCTACCAGACGGGCGATCCTCTTCCGGAAACGGAGCGCAACGAAGACAACAAGGACATGGTTGTCGATGGTGGAGGGCGTTATATTGAACGAACCGCCCAGCATTATGTTCTCGTTGTGGACGAGGATGGAGTAACACAACAGGCGTTACTTCCCATGAAAGCAACGCAATTCAAGAAGTCGAAGCAGTGGAACTCTGCCATCAAATCCATCAAAATGAAGGATGCCACGGGCAACTTTTTCACACCGCCTCGCTTCAGCCACATTTGGCATCTGTCCACGGCCAGTGAGGAAAACAAACATGGAAGCTGGCACGGGTGGCAGATAACTAAAGATGCTGTCATCGAAAACCCGGACCTTTATGCAGAAGCCAAGCACCTTGCCCAATCTATTCAGGCAGGTGAGATCAAAGTGCAGCATGTGCGCGATGACGACGGCGAAGGAGACGACGCTTCTTCTGACGAAAACACACCGTTCTAGGACCAAGGGGGAGGCTCGTCCTCCCCCGTTTTCCCATGAAGAATGTAGACCGATTTGCACGGCTATTCCGTGGATTAAATAAAGCCTACGGCGCGGTTGACTTAACCACCAAAGACGCCAACGGTAAACAAAAGGGCAATTACAAAATTGTCCGCGAACCACGGACCACGGCCACCTATGACTCCCACCTGAAAGGGGAGATCAGCATTGGCGTGGTCCCGATAAACGAAGACAACGTATGCATATGGGGTGCTATTGATATAGACCAATATCCCTTGGACCACGATGAAATTTTAAAGAACATTCTTACACAAAAGCTACCCTTGATAGTCTGCCGCAGTAAATCCGGTGGCGCACATTTATATCTGTTTTTTAAAGACTTTATTAATGCAGAAAAGGTTCAATTAAAACTAAAAGAGATTGCCAGTGAGCTTGGTTATGCGGCTAACACGGAAATTTTCCCCAAGCAAATAAAGCTTCTGGTGGACAGGGGCGATACAGGTAACTTCCTAAACCTCCCTTACTTTAAAAAAGATGGTGGATTACGCTACGCTTTCAAACAAGACGGCAGCGCAGCTTCTCTGGAAGAATTTTTGGACATGGCAGAAGCAGCGGCTATAACCCAGGAAGAACTTGATGCCCTCCTAATTAAAGAGCAACCTAAAATAGATGACCGCCTCAAGGACGGTCCTCCCTGTTTACAAGCCCTCCTGCGACAAGGCTTTCCCATTGGAACCCGCAACAATGGGCTTTTTAACCTAGGCGTCTATCTACGAAAATCGAGCCCCGACGATTGGGAAAAAAAGATTCTAGAATACAACCAGAAAATTCTGGACCCCCCTCTTGATTTAAAAGAAGTTAATGTGGTTGCAGACCAAGTCAAAAAGAAAGATTACCAGTACAAGTGTGCAGACCAGCCTATATGCAATTTCTGCAACAAGGACTTGTGCCGCAGCCGCAAGCATGGTGTTGGCGGCGGGACAAACACTCCAACTGTAGCCAACCTCCGTAAATATGATAGTGAACCGCCGCTTTGGTTCCTCGACGTTAATGGCAGTCCGGTTGAACTGGATACCGAAGCCTTACAGAAGCAGCCACGGTTTCAAATCCTGTGCATGGAGCAAATCAACTTCATGCCCCGAACTATGGCAAAGCAAGCATGGGAAGCCGGGATGAACAACCTACTCAGTCAAATGGTACAAACAGAAGGCGCGGTTATTTCCACACCGGAGGATACCAGCTTACGCGGCCAGTTCTACGACCTCCTTGAAGAGTTCTCGACGCACATGCAAACCGCCATGGATAAAGAAGAAATCCTGCTGCGCCGCCCATGGACAAACGAAGAAGAAGGACGCACATATTTTCGGCTAAAGGATTTCGAAGCCTTTTTAAAACGCAACAAATTCTTTGAGTACAAATCAAACAAAATCGCCCAGAGATTACGTGACATGGACGGACGGGCCGAACAATTTCGAATACTTGGACGTACCGTCCGCTGTTGGTCCATCCCGGCCTACGCCAAAATTGAAGAAGACTTTAACTCAAAATTTGAGGAAGATGATATTCCGTTCTGAAGGAGGAAAAAATGCACGGTGACATCGTACCGACGCACTGGCAAACGATACTGGAAGAAATTCGAAAGGAATCCGGGTTAAGCAAGGCTCAACTGGGCCGACGAATCAATATGTCGCAACGCACAGTTGCAGATTATGAAAATAAAAAAATGCCCCGGCATTTGTCTATTTATAAAGTAGAAACGATTCTTAACGCTTTAGGTTATGAAATGGACTTTTTTCTTAAACCCGGAGGACAACGTGTTTTGAAACAGAAGAAAAAACAAGCCTTAAATGAAAGTCACTCCAGTGTTTAGATATTTTGGTCCTCCCGGAACAGGTAAAACCACTACTTTACTGGACCAAGTGGATGCACTCCTCACAGAAGGAATGGCCCCTACAGACATTGGCTATTTTGCATTTACCAGAAAAGCGGCACATGAGGCACGAGACCGCGCCGTTAACCGTTTCGGTTTAGACCCGGAAAAAGATTTTACCTATTTCCGAACCTTGCATAGTTTAGCCTTCCTTTTGTTAGGCATGAACAATTCAGACATCCTGTCGGATTCCAACCTTAAAGACTTTGGAAAAATAGTAGGGGTAGACCTCTCTTCTTCCAATGAAATCATCCAAGATGAAGGCTTCAGCATCTTGCGTTCAAATCATCCAATTATACGTTGCATTGACGTTGCCAGAAATACGCTCAAAGGTCCGGACTACGCATACAACTTTTGTGATCTCCAAATTCCTTTTTATGAATTTCAACATCTCTATAAAGAGTACCAACGATTTAAAAATGTCAACGGTTTAAAAGACTTTACCGACATGCTCGTAGATTTATCAGCAAATTCAGGGTATATTCCATATCTCAAGGTAGTTTTCCTAGATGAGGCGCAAGATTTGACCCCGCTACAATGGGAAATCGCCAATCATCTCAATAACCGGAGTGACCGGATGTATATAGCTGGCGATGATGACCAAGGAATTTACAAATGGGCAGGAGCAGATATAGATCGATTCATTTATCTCTCAAGTGCTTCCGAAGTGCTTGAACAAAGTTACCGCATTCCACGGACAGTTCATCAAATAGCTAATTCTGTAGTTTCAAGAATTAGAAACCGTCAAAAAAAACAATGGAAGCCACGATCCGAAGAAGGATCGGTAACCCGCCTCTATGATCCACAAGGATTTGATTTTAGGGATGAGAACTGGTTGGTTTTAGCACAAGCTAATTACATGCTCGATTCCGTAGCAGAAGAACTTCACTCAACAGGGCAATTTTTTGAACGCTTTAACAAGCCCTCCCTTGGTCAGAAAGTGCGCTCTGCGATCAGTGCGTGGAATCATCTTCAACAAAATATTTCGCATGAGGTTTCGCTAAAGGACGCACAAAACCTCTACCGTTTTATTTCCAGCGGGGACGGAAAACTTGTTCGCGGTGCAAAGAAAATGCTTGAGGGAGCCAATGATCAGGATTTATTTACTTTAAATATACTCCGCCAGCACTTTGGTTTGCAGGTTCCAGACGGCCCATGGGACCGGGCGCTAGACAGGATTCCAGACGAGGACCGGGCTTATGCCACAGCACTTTTAAATCGCGGGATTAATATTTTCGAAAAGCCGAAAATAAAATTATCCACGATTCACGGGGCAAAAGGAGGAGAGGCCGACAATGTTCTGATTTATCTTGATTTATCCGCCAAAGCCCTGATTGAAATGGAGCGTAACCCCGACGATGCCCACCGCGTATTATATGTAGGTGTGACAAGAGCAAAGAAAAATCTCGTTTTAAAAATGCCTGAAGATTCACAAAAAGGATGGGCGTTATGAAAAATTTTAAAGTTATTATAGAAAGTCCGTACCAAGGTTTTGATATGCAGGACAACATTAATTATGCAAGAAGGTGCATGTTGCATTCCCTGCAAAAAGGTGAAGCTCCCTTTCTGTCGCATTTGCTCTATACCCAGGTTCTCGATGACGATATACCAGAAGAAAGAAAAATGGGCCTGACCCTCGCTCAAGTATGGTACGACGCCGCCGACCTCTGTGCCGTATACACCGACAGAGGTATAAGTATAGGCATGGAAGAAGGCATTAACCACGCACTCTCCCTTGGTTTAACCGTTGAAGAAAGGTCAATCGGCCATGACAAAAGCAAAAAAGGTTCTGCAAGAAGCTATACGCCTCGTTGGCGGTGAACGCTCCGCTACCCACGGGTCCATATCAATCAACCATGAGAATATAGCCCACTTGTGGAACGGTTATCTGTGGAACATCGATAAGATTCGCGGCTCCGACGTTGCCAACATGATGGAAATTTTAAAAGTAGCCAGACGCAAACTGGGTTCCTTAAATCCCGACGATTATGTGGACGGGGCCGGATACTCCGCCGTCTCCTACGAATGTAAACTAGCGGAGATAGCGGAGTTTGAAGATGAAAACTAACCTGCAAAAACCAACTTGGGGAATCAAAACGGAATGGATGCCCGTAGAAGAACTTCCTTCTACTCCCAGCGCCATTAAGGAAATTGCCATTGATCTTGAAACCAAAGACCCAAGCCTCAAGACCCACGGCCCCGGTTGGTCAACAGGGAACGGTGATATAGCCGGGATTTCTATATGTTACGAAGGGTTTAACGGCTACCTGCCAATCGGCCATGAAGGAGGCGGCAATTTAGACCGAAAAATTATCCTCAAGTGGTTTGAAAAAGAAATCGCCAACCATTCTGCGGATAAAATTTTTTATAACGCCGCCTATGATCTGGGCTGGCTCCGTCGAATTGGAATAAAACCACAAGGACGACTCCTTGATGTCATGCTGGCCGCACCCCTGTTAAATGAAAACAGATTCAGTTACTCCCTCAACGCCGTCGCCTACGATTATCTTGGTGAAATGAAATCTGAAGCCGCGCTCCGGGAAGCCGCACAGGAATTTGGCGTAGATCCCAAAGGTGAATTATACAAACTGCCAGCCTGTTTTGTCGGAGAGTACGCGGAAGCCGACGCCCGGCTCACTCTTCAATTATGGCAAACGTTTAAAGCAGAATTAACCAAAGAAGACTTATGGCAAGTATTTAATCTTGAAACCGACGTTCTTCCCTTATGTATCGAGATGACATGGCGCGGAGTGAGAGTTGATCTGGATGAAGCTGAACGCCTGAAACAAGCCCTCCTTCAGCGGGTAAAAACTATACTGGCAGATATAAAAAAACAAACGGACAGTGAGATAGAGTTGTGGGCCGCTGCTTCAATAGCAAAATTATTTGATAAATTAAAACTGCCATATGGTCGAACGAAAACCGGATTGCCCAGTTTCACAAAAAATTTCCTGACCCAGAATGAACACCCCATAGCCCAACAAATAGCAGAAGCCCGTGAATTTGATAAAATTGGTAATACGTTCCTGTCAAGTATTTTCCGATATGCCAAAAAAGGTCGAATCCATTCCCATATTAACCAACTGCGCTCTGAAAGCGGCGGAACCGTCTCAGGCCGAATTTCCATGTCAAATCCAAACCTTCAACAAATACCCGCCCGTAACCCGGATATCGCCCGTAAAATACGAAGCCTCTTCCTTCCGGAAGAAAAAGAACAGTGGGCATCGATGGACTTTGACCAGCAGGAACCCCGCATCCTCGTCCATTTTTCAAGCTTGACCAACAAGGGATTGACCGGATCAGACGCCTTTGTCCACGCTTACCGGACCAAGGACAACACTGATTTTCATCAGATGGTAGCCGACATTGCAGGAATTCCGCGCAAGCAAGCCAAGACCATCAATCTTGGCATCATGTACGGAATGGGCCAAACCAAGCTGGCAGAGCAACTGGATGTAACAATAGAAGATGCTAAACGGCTCCTGCGGCAGTACCATACCGACGTACCCTTTGTCAAAGAACTGATGGATGCAGTCCAACGCAAGGTATCCCACCGCGACAAGGGGGGGTTTGTCCGTTCACTACTTGGACGAAAATGCAGGTTTGACTTATGGGAACCGAATCTGTTTGTATCTTCCAAGGCACTTTCAAAGGAGGAAGCCCACCTTGAATATGGAGATAACATTAAACGTGCCTATACCTATAAGGCTCTTAACCGTTTAATTCAGGCCAGCGCGGCTGATCAGACAAAAGCCGCAATGTCTATTATATATAAGGAGAAGAAAAAGGTTCCGTTAATACAAATCCACGATGAATTAGCCTTTTCCATAGGCGATAAGAAAGAAGCCAAAGAACTTTCAACTTTAATGGAAGAAGCCGTTTCATTAGCTGTTCCCTCTCCCTGCGATATTTTGACAGGAAAATCATGGGGAGCCTTGACCAATCTTGATTAATCCGATACAATCCCAGAACAAAGAAGGAAGACTTATGGACGCGACTAAATGGAAAAGTGTTGTAATTCCGATCAGGAGTTATGAACTGTTAAAAAGAATGGCAAAAGCGGAACACCGGACGATTTCCGGTCAATTCACTTACATGCTCCAACAAGGAAAAAAAGAAGAGAGCAAGGAGACCAAACCATGACTGCTGTAATAGCAACCGCCGCTTTTTATGGAATTGTTTGTGTTGTTCTCCTCCTTTCCAACGGATAAATTTTCCGTAATCTATGCAGATCCTCCATGGACATTTAAAACATGGAGCACAAAAGGAAAAGGCCGTTCGCCCGAAAACCATTATGGCTGCATGAGCTTGGCCGACATCCGGGCTCTTCCCGTGTCCGACATAGCCGCCGACAACTGCGCCCTGTTCCTCTGGGTAACGGACCCGCTTCTTCCCGAAGGATTAAAGCTCATGGAAGAATGGGGATTTAAATACAAAACCATAGCTTTTGTGTGGGTAAAAACAAATCAGAGCTACAAACGGAAGCGGCCCCTTTGGATAGAACAGGACTTCTTCACGGGTATGGGCTATTGGACAAGAGCAAATTCCGAATTGTGTTTGCTTGGTACACGAGGGAAACCAAAAAGACAATCCGCGGCAGTCAAACGACTTATTATTGCACCTCGACGGGAGCACTCCAGAAAACCTGATGAGGTTGCAAATCGAATTACCCAATTAATGGGTGATGTTCCAAGAATCGAATTGTTTGCGCGGCAAGCTAGTAAAGGATGGATTGCCTGGGGTAACGAGACGGAGAAATTTAACCATGAATAATGCTCAAAGGTTATTCATTGATAAATGGGAACGACAACGCCGTTATAACCGATTGTTGGTTAAAATCTTGCTCACGAGCATTAGTTTCTATATGGTGACACTACTTGTCATTTTTTATGATATACAATGAAGACTGTTTTCTCCTCCCTGACTTTACGGTTGTTGACTCCTTTCGTAGAGTTTTTTCAGTCTTCACGTAGAGGCAGGAAGGCCCAGAAAGCACCTGCCTCTACTTCTCCTTCTCCAGAATTACTTTTCCCAAACATGGAATGCTCAGTGTGTAGCTCAATTTTTGACATTGAAGAAGAGGGAGGAATTAATGGAACGTTTGAAATTATCCCGGTAGCTTTTTGCCCATGGTGTTATTCGTCCATCACCGATATGGTAGAACAAATGTGTTTTCGTTGCCAAGAATCTATAGAGGAAGAGGAAGAATCCTCCACGACGATAAACTGATTGACATTATCCCATATTTATGGGAGAACTGCACCGGAGGAGTCATGCAAAAAGAATTAAAAGAATGCCTAATAGATAAGTTAGAGAAAGCGGCCCAGGAAGCCAATGATCCTGATTTCCGTGGAATCTGGCAAGAAAAAATTAACGAGCTTCAAAAAGAGAAGGAGATTTAACATGAGAGAAGGAGATTTAACATGAGAGAAGGAGATTTAACATGAGAGAAGGAGATTTAACATGGTTGTTTTTTTAATTGTTCCAATGGTTGTTTTCGGCAACCTGTTTGTGACAGATAACGAAGAATTCTTTAACCAAGTCGGGATAGATAAAGAGAAAGGATACGAGTGGCAATATACGGGAGTTGAAAACATTGATGAAGGGAGCAAAGCCCTCCCCTTACAAATTTATAAAAATGGAACGCCACACGGAAAGAAATTCGTATTATGGAAATTGAAAAAAGATTAAAAAGTCTACGGGATGCGTTAGAAGAAATTCGTAACGTAGCCCGAATTTCGGAAGGAACTGGATGGTATTTCTTAATAGCCGATAACGCTTTAAAGAAAGATGAAAGCAGTCTCAGGAACCTGTTGAGAATTCCGCCGGGAAGTAAGAAATGAAACCATATTTATGGCTACGAGGCTACCGCCAGATAGCTGCAAAAAAGAAGAAAGACAGAATTGAGGCGCTGCGGGAAGCTATTGCTGAAATCTATCTTAAAGCGACAGTTAAAAAGGGTCTTTTGCATAACAAACTTGCAAAAATGGCCGACGCGGCATTAAAAAAAGACAACAAGGAGTCAATATAATATGAAAATCCCTGAAAAACTTATCCTCAAACTGGCCCGGGAAGCCAGCCTAACATTAAGCCTTAAAAAAGAAGAGACTTCAAAGAGCTTGCGCCGACTTTGCCGCGAATTTTTGAACCAGCACAAATTGCGTTGTTGACAAACTCTTGAGGCTAGTGTATGGGATATATCTTATACACTAGCAAGGGAGAGAACAATGACAAACCGATACATTAAAAACCGAAAAAACGAACTTGATGTCATCATCAATCGTAACGATTGGAAGGCAAGACTGGATTCTCTGTCAGTTTACCTTCCCAACCGCTATCACGAACTCAGTAAAGAAGACCAAGCCCAGACTGATGTTATCATCAATCGTAAAGCCAGTCATCCTGAAACCTACGAAATAAGCATCGAATGGAGCACCCTGGATGTACAGGATATAAGACCCGATTTGAGTTTCCAAGACGCCGTAAAGGTGCTTGATGCGGTGAAAAGGGAGCATGACGCCTCCGTCGGTGTCAACTGGGACGTGCTGCAAGCCCAAATAGATTTCATGTATCCAAAAAACATGCGTTGATAGACCTTAAATTTCGTCAAGGTGCTTTATTCCATTTAAGGCCTATCAATTCAAGCTTGAAAAGAGGAGATAAAGAATGAGAAGGAAACCAATCGACACTTACCTGAAGGCCAATACTGAAATAATTCCCGAAGTAGGTGAGGAAGAGGGGATAGCCAAACGGCTGAAAGTAGCGGCTGAAAATAGCGGCATAACTCAGGTGGCTATCGCTAAACAATTAGACATGCAGCATCCTTCAGTAAATGCGTGCTCCTGTGTGGAACTTGAGTATAGTCCAATACCTGACCCAGCCTGTCCGCTACATGGGGGGGAATGATGACAGAAGAACTAAAAGGCTCAGGTACTATCAAAAAAGGAAAAATGACGGATTTGATCGACATTCCCCTTGATGACCTTCCCTGCGATCTAGAGGAGAAAATCTGCAAGGAATTAAAAAAAGAGGGGTTTAACCCGATTGCAAAATCGTTGGCCGTCAACGTATTGTTCGAACAAAATCCCCTCCCCATGGACACATGTCCGTGGTGTGGGCGCACCGCAACCCATATGAAAAAGCCGTCCGAAGAAGGGCTGACGAAAATTTGCACTGGCTGCAATAAAAAAATGTATACCTTGAAGGAAAAATGATGGCTAAAAGCTACACGGAATGCCCATGGTGCGGAGCGTTAACACGGGTTAAGCGCCTAAATAACGATGACATGCTATACTGCACAGCATGTAACCGTGCCGTTTTTAATAAAGACGATCAGGAAAAAAAGAGAGTGGATGAGGTTGATGTTTAAACTCGTCTATTATAAAGAACCTGACCCCATCCTCTATTATCAGAAATTCCAGTGGATAGTAGGGAAAATTCCCTACAAAACCACAGAAGACCCAAAAATTACCGTGGTCAACGCACCACGGCACATTAATATCGTCGTCTGATGCGTGTAACCACCCTCCTTGTAGTAATTGTCCTTCTGCCCTTTAAAGCGGCTGCTGACCAACAAACCTGCATGGCACAGGCCATGTATTTTGAAGCCAGAAACCAAGGAATCCTGGGAATGATGGCCGTTGGAATCGTCATCAATAACCGCGTCAGACACCCTTTCTACCCCTCCACCGTCTGCGCCGTCATCAGACAAGGCCGATTGAGCGATGGAAAAGTGAAACTCAACGAGTGCCAGTTCACTTTTTACTGCGACGGTAAACCAGAACGCCCAACCGACAAAGAAGCATGGAAAGCAGCAAAAGCACTCGCCGCAGCCGCCATAACAAACAACCCCATGATCGACGGACTGGAGAAGGCTACGCACTATCACAACACCTCTGTGCAGCCCCAATGGGCAAAGCGGTTTCAATCCTGCAAGAAAATAGGCGCACATGTTTTCTATAAAAAAGAATAAGGACCAACGAACCACGGTTCCCGATTCGTTCTTTTTCCCGTTTTGTTCTAAAAGTTATCCACAAGTTTTTATAGTTATCCACAACAAACATGTTTTTGTTAACCTTTTGTTAACCTTTATATGAGATAATACCTATAAGAAAGAAATAAGAATACCTTCCTGCATGGAAGGGGTAGGTGTCAGAGAGATTTCAAACCTCCAAAGTTAACTCTCTCTGACACCGCTTTAAATATTAAGGTAACGCGGAGAAGCCGCATTTGCTGTATGCCAATATGAATAAAATTATCCGCGTCTGAAAGGAGGTCTGAATGATTCCAAAAGGTGTGCGTTAAATAAAAAGGAGGAGCATCGTCTTTATTCTCACTCCAGGATGCTAAATGTCGTCACTTTTTGGGTTGGCACCCGGCGACCAGCATTCGAGAGCAAAGCGATGCGACCCCTTCCTGCATTAAAAAAGGAGTCAATTATGAACATGCAATATTTCAAAATAATGTTAGGCGATGAGCTTTGGCCGGGCGTGAGTTGCGGTCAACGTATTGTTGAAGCAAAAATAGGACATAAATGGGTGCGCGTCAGGGAAGCCGTAGCGTGGTCAACAAATCGAAAACGTGTGTCGCGAAAAATATGGGACACCCTCAAAGCCAAACCAGTTCCAAAACCAAAAAATACGTGATGGCTGTTAATTTTCAATTTAACGATGGTGGCCGTTCGGCTTATTTCAAAGGCCAAGCGGGTGACTGCGTCACCCGCGCCGTCACCCTCGCATCCGGCCTAGACTATAAAGAGGTCTACGATACTCTTGCTAAAGGTAACGCTTCTCAGCGCAAATCAAAGCGCACCGGAAAACAGGATCGTAGCGCGAGACACGGCATCCTCACCAAGCGCAAGTGGTTTAAAGATTATATGAGTAGCCTGGGTTTTACTTGGGTTCCGCTCATGTTTATCGGATCAGGTTGCAAGGTTCATCTACATAAAGATGAACTGCCGAAAACTGGACGTTTAATTCTTAACCTCTCACGCCATCTTGCAGCGTATATCGATGGTATTCTTCACGACACTCACGATTGCAGCCGCAATGGAACTCGATGCGTGTACGGCTATTGGAAATATGAGAGAGAAAAAAATGAAAAGGTCTACGCGAACCATGGTTCAAATTAGCAAGTCGATAAAACATCCGATACGATTGCGACCCTTCAAAACAATTGTCCCTTCTGTCCCATTATATTGTCAATTTTATAAATATAACTTTTTTATTTTCTCGATTCAAAAGACGGGATTGGTGGGACAGGCGGGACAGTCTCAATAACGCCTTATATATAAAGACTTTTTTGTCTTTTTTTCTGTCCCATAACCCGTCCCGGAGGCGTCCCGGCAATGGTTAACAAAACACCCTTTTTTTAGTTAATTTTAGTTGTTTTTGAGGAAAAAATCTGTATTTTAACTGTAGTTAACTAAAAAACGCAAAAAATAGGGTGTTTTTTGTTAACTTTTAGCCTGAGTTTGTGGGACAGAGGCGGGACAGCGTTGAAACTAAAGGATAAAATGCGATTTTTGAGGGGTTTTAAGGAAAATGGGAAAAGCGGTGGTGGGACAGAAAAACTTGCGGAAATTAACTAGAAGGCAAGAAAAATTTGTGAAGGAACTTGTCAGCAATGACGGCCTTCAAACTCTTCGTGAAAGTGCTATAAAAGCTGGCTACCCTGTTGCATCGGCCCATACCCGCGCATATGAGCTTACGAACGAGCGGCGTTGCCCTCATGTTGTTGCTGAAATCAAACGATACCGAAATGAACTGGATGAAAAATATGGTGTAAATTACAAACGCCATATTAGAGATTTACAAATTATTCGAAACAAGGCCATGGAGGACGGTGCCTACAGCGCAGCCGTCATGGCTGAGAAAAATCGTGGTTTGGCGGAGGGATTATATGTTTCAAAATCTGAAATAAGGACAGGCAGCATCGATCAGATGAGCCGTGAAGATGTGGAGAAAGAACTTGAAAGAATTCGAAGTAATTTTGAAGAAGCTATCGAAATCGAAGCCGTCGAAGTCACCGAATCAGGTTCCAGCGGCAGTGATGAACAGGGAATCGGGGCTGTGGAAGACAATAAAGGAGGCTATTCCGAAAACGGGGAGGAAGATTGAAACTACTCGCCTCGAATCGTGGGCGACTCCTGGAGTTCCTGATGTGATTTTATGTTCAGAGAAGGGAAACTTCTCTTTTCTAGAACTTAAGGTAGTGAATCGTCGCGCCTCTAAGGTTGCGTTATCGGCTCATCAGTGCGCTTGGGCGACACGTCATGCACAGGCTGCTGTTTTTATAGTTGTTAAAGAGCCGTCTCTTTCGATTTCTGTTTTTCCGGCATCCTCCGTGGTCGATCTCCGACTGAACAGCTTTTCATCCGTGTCACCGCTTTCTGTTTTTCCAGTTCCGTATGACTGGGAAGTTTTTTTCCGGTTGACGTGTCCGGTTGGGTAGTGTATAAGAGAAGTCCTGTATTAACTAAGAAGGAGTCATCAAGATGAGAAAACTTACTAGTGCCGAAAAACAGAAAAGAATTGGAAAGGTGATTGAAGACAAAACAAATGAACTATTGGAAGAACAAGAGAAAACTCATGGGAATGCTAATGACATTTTCACTCTTGCTGCTAACCTAATTAGTACAATGTTTCCTAGTCGTAATAGCCTTTACATGCCACATGAATTTGCCCTTTTTGAAATTCAACATAAGATATCTCGTATTATTAATGGCTCTTATCATCCAGATCATTGGGATGACATTGTAGGTTACGCCCGATTAGGTAAAAAATTACAGGAAGAAGAAGAACTTGAACGACGCAACCGCTACCCCCTACCCCCTAGATGCTAGGGAGTCTGTGTGATGGATTGGCTTGTGGATTATTTAAGCCGTATTTTTGAAAGGTTAGCGTTGTGGTTAGAAGAAAAAGAGAAGGAGGAGTGAAGATGAGAAAACTTACTAGAATCGAAGAAAATAATTTGGCGTTAGTTGCGGATGGAAAAGATGAGTTCGCCTTATTCCATGTTACAAAAACTATTTTGAATAAAAGCATTCAGGATTGTAATTCTGAAATGCGGCGGCTTTTTAAAAATACAAAAATAATGGATTACGATGACCTCAAAGCTGGCGATAAAAAATTTTTAGAGGGAACCTTTGAAAACGGCCTAAAAACAAAAATCTCTTTTTACAGGGCTAAAGGCCGTGGCGATAAACGAATTTGGTTTGCTGGCTTGAAGGATGTTTGCGCTGCCGATTCTGTAATGGCAGTGGTCGTCGATAAAACTAAACAAGTTAGTCTAATCTGTTTATCTGTAAAAAAGTAGGCAATGAAAATGAAAATGACTGACATCGCCGCTAAACGCGGCATGACTATGGAACGCTTGATAGAGCGAGCCCCCAACAATGCCGCCCAAGCATTTCGGGAAGGGTATTTGAATGTCGTAAAGGGTGAGCCAAAAGGGAATTTTGGGCGCGGTAATCCTGAACGATTTGCGGAGGGACAAGCCTACGCTAATGCACTAAAAAAAGTGGGCGGAAAATAATATTTTTTTGCTTTTCTTTATGGGATTGCTCCTATAGATTAGATTAGAGTAGACTAGTCTAGTCTAGTTTTTAAAAATAGGAGTCAATAAAATGCTTAATTGTACAGCTTTAAGTCAAGCCAAAAAAACGGCTGGGATTTCCGTTACATATAGGGCGGTGCATGGAGAAATGTTCGGAACGTGTCCGGACTCTTGCGCTCTTAAACCAAAGCCAACGGGAACGTTTCGAATTGATCGTGAATACGAACACGCGGTTCGTCGATCCGTTCCACGGCGTGGGCAAGCTTTTTTATTTACTCATTTTAAGCCTGATACATGGGCTGAAAAAAACAAGGCGTCTTTTTGCGTTTTTAATTACAGCGCGGATAAAATATGCGAGGCCGTTAAGTATGTGAAAAAGAAAATTGCAACGGTTACTGTAGTTCCAGAGTCGTTTTGGGATGATAAGAAAAAGAAAACAGGAATCAAAATCAATGGCGTTCAGTTCGTTCGTTGTCCTAATGAAATAAATAAAAAGATAGGTTGCGCTCAATGCGGAAATGGAATCCCGCTTTGTGCTCGCTTTAATCGGCATTATGGAATTGTTTTCACCGCGCACGGCGCGGGCAAGAAAAAGGCGGGCGATGTGACTCGAGCGGGCGGGTGTTATGCGGGTGGTGGAAACGTTGCTATACACTGGCGTAATTTATCGAAAAAAGAACAGGGCGAAACGGACGCGGAAAAAATAAAAAGGTTTGCGAGCGGACTCGCGCCCGGTTCAATTCTGCGGTCTCATATAGCGGGTGATATGGGGATTCTTTCCTAGATTTAAAAATTACATATAGAGTCGGTGTGGCAACTGCAGCATTTTTTATTTAATGTTGTAATTTTTAAAAATACTCTTGTCTTATTCGATATATCCTATATTCTCTTATTGGTTGTCGGATTCCCCGACAATTAAAAATAGGAGTCTATAATGAAAATAGAAAATGAAAATAATACGTTAGAAAATCTACTAAAACGTGTGCAAGAGCAGTCGGCGCGAAAGGCTGATTTTATTGCACCTACCAGTTCCATCGAAATTAAAACGGTAGAGACGAATAAAGGAAATAACACTCTTGTAATTCTTGAAGGTGATCGTGGTGAAACTACGAAAGTGCTTGAGACAAATGGAGTTGCTTTTGATCAGTTAGCCACGAAGGCTGGACTTGATGTTAGGACGGCGCGTCGGTTCCAAGAATCGTATCCGGACGTCCTGGATCATGCTTTGAATCGCATACATTCGTCAGAGCCACGAAACGCCATGCTGAGAACATTTGACTCTGACATATACGATTATAATAATATACCCGCTAGCACTGGCGTTTTACGCGCCGTCGTTTCAGACAAATTTAAAACGTTTGATCATCCGGACTTACTAGAGTCGGTTTTACCGACTCTAATTGAGTCGGACGCTCAATGGGAAATTGTTAATGCTGATGTTACAGACAAACGTCTGTATGCTCGTTTTAAATCGTTGGCTATAACCGGACACGGTGCGAACGTTGGTGATTTGATGGCCCAAGGTGTGGTTATTTCAAATTCTGAAACAGGTCATGGTAGCGTTTCCATCGCACAACTCGTTTGGACTCTAGCTTGTTTGAACGGGATGCAAACTCAAAACAAGAATCGAACCGCACATTTGACTAGTTCCCGATCTGATGGTGAAACGTGGGATATTTTGACTGACGAAAGTAAACGGCTTGATAATCAGGCCTTAGCGTCAAAATTAAAAGATCTCACGACTCACTATGCGAGTCGGCAAATGTTCGACAAGGTTATGGATCAATTCAGCAAGGCGGCAAGTGATGTTGTCGTCAACGGCGTAGCCGCGGCACAACCAGCAGTTGCAGCGTTGGGCGGCATTCTTAAATTGAGCAACGCGGAAACGTCCAGCGTACTGGATGGTTTAATGCAAACGATCCAGCAAGACGGTTACCGCAACGAACCATTGTCTCGTGCTACAATGGTTAATGCTGTCACGGCTGCAGCTAATAAGGCGGAACCGGACTCAGTTTCGGACTGGCAGCAACTTGGCGGCAAGGTTTTAAACTTGCCTGCCAATCAATGGCAAACCGTCGCAACGGTTCCGGTTGCCATGGCTGCATAAAGACTCGACACTATCGACTCGCGCCTGTCGGTTGATTCCGACAGGCGTTTTTTTTGTGTTATTTGTCCAGGGTGATTCTTTCTAATTTATTGTTTTATGTTTTTTTCGACTACTTCTTTAACTTTAGTTAATCATTTCCCGTCCTCTCTTGAGCAAGGGGCGGGGAACGTATGAATTGGTTCGAGGTTCGAACCTACTGGTTCGTGGTCCGTGGTTCGAACCGACTGGTTCGAGAGCAGCCAGCAGCTCCTGAACCGACTGGTTCGAGGTTGCTGCAGCTCCTGAACCGACTGGTTCGAGGTTCTATAGCAGTTGCTGAACCGACTGGTTCGAGGTTGCTGCAGCTCCTGAACCGACTGGTCCGTGGTCCGTGGTCCGAACCGACTGGTTCGAGGTTCGAACCGACTGGTTCGAGGTTCGAGGTTAGCGGTTAGCGGTTAGCGGTTCGGTTGCTATCTCTTTAGGGTCCAAACTGGTAATTCAGGCAACGAAAACAATGACTTAGGCACCCCGCCCACCGATTCGCCCCCAGCGGCTGGAGGGGCGATGGCTCTAGCCTTGTTCCGCGGAAATAGTACCGTTAAAAAACATATCGCTTAACTGGGCCTAAATTTGCTAGAGTAAAGCTCTATTTAACAATGTTTCACGTGAAACAATTTATAGGATCCTTATGCTTAGAACTGAGACACCGGAAATTGAAGAACGCCGACTGAAGCTTGAGCTTCGGTTAGCGCAGATGGGAGAAGTGGAAGGGTGTCAGGAAGATTTCTTACGGTACGTTAGAAGAATCTGGCCGGAGTTCATTGGCGGCGCTCATCATACAATGATTGCAAAGAAGTTTGAAGACATTGCGTTGGGAAAGAACAAACGGTTGATTATCAACATGCCGCCTCGTCATACGAAGTCGGAGTTTGCAAGTTATCTTCTTCCTTCATGGATCATTGGCCGTGAGCCGAAGACCAAGATTATTCAGACCACCCACACTGCGGAGCTTGCGGTAAATTTTGGAAGAAAGGTCCGGAACCTTATTGCGACGACGGAGTACCAGGATATTTTTGACGGTGTTTCGTTACAGGCTGACAGCAAGGCTGCGGGACGGTGGTCCACGAACCATGGTGGGGAGTATTTTGCTGCTGGTGTTGGTGGTGCGATTACCGGGCGTGGTGCTGATTTGTTAATTATTGACGATCCTCATTCGGAGCAGGATGCTTTATCGGACACGGCTATGGAACATGCGTATGAGTGGTACACGTCGGGTCCCCGCCAGAGGCTCCAGCCCGGTGGTGCTATTGTCATTGTAATGACCCGGTGGTCGTTGAAGGATCTCACGGCGAAGGTTATCAAGGCGCAGGGTTATGCTGAACATGCGGATCAGTGGGAGGTAGTTGAGTTTCCTGCGGTTATGCCTTCGGGCAAGGCGTGTTGGCCTGAGTTCTGGAACAAGGGGGAGTTGGACGGGGTTCGTGCTTCATTATCGGTTGCTAAGTGGAATGCCCAGTGGCAGCAGAATCCGACTTCGGAAGAGGGTGCGATTATAAAGAAGGAGTGGTGGAACATCTGGAAGGAGAAGGCTGTACCGGAATTGGAGTATGTGATACAAAGTTATGATACGGCTTTCAGCAAGAGTGAGACGGCGGATTTTTCCGCGATTACGACGTGGGGTGTTTTTCATCCGAAGGCGGAGGGACCCCCTAATTTGATTTTGCTGGATGCGAAGAAGGGTCGTTGGGATTTTCCGGAGTTGAAGGTACAGGCGTTGGATCAATACAAGTTTTGGGAACCGGAGACGGTTATTGTGGAGGCGAAGGCTTCGGGTTTGCCGCTGACGCATGAGCTTCGGCAGTTAGGAATTCCTGTTGTTAACTTTACACCAAGCAAAGGAAACGATAAGGTAACGCGGGTTCATTCTGTTTCGCCTTTATTTGAGAGCGGGATGATTTGGGCTCCGGACGAACGTTGGGCGGACGAGGTCATTGAGGAGTGTGCAGCGTTTCCATTTGGTGAGCACGATGACCTTGTAGACAGCACCACGCAAGCTCTGATGCGGTATCGTCAGGGTAACTTTGTACAGCTTCCCAGTGATGATTGGGTGGACTCTGAGCCGTCCACTTATCTTCGCAGTTATTACGGATAGGGGATTGGTATGATAAGTGATGATGCATTTGGGGGGACGGCGGGTGGCACGGGTACAGAAACGATGGGTAGAGGACCTGTTGGTGCTGACGAGGGTAGACCGGATCAAGCAGCGGCTGATGCGGCTCAAGCGGAAAGAGCCGCTTACTGGTCGGATACCGGAACGCAAGCTTTACTATCGAAGATTCAATCTGCGGCTGGTCAGAGACCTGAAGGCATAAGTGAGGGGGCTTGGGAGGCCGCAGGTGAACGAGCCCGTGCGGATACGCAAAAAGAACGCTCTCAAATAAACGCATACAATGCAGCAATGTCTCCATTCAGGCGTGGCGAAACCATATTTAATCCTCAAGCCACATGGTGGGATTGGGTTACGGCTCCGATTGAAACGGGAATTTACGGAGCCTCACGAGCTTTAACGGGGGGTCTGTTTGGTCTTGATTTTCAGTTGGGTAAGCACGATGTCACGGGTTATAAAGGCCGTACGGATATCAGCAATGTCGCAGGTGGCGTAAAGGGGCCGCAGAATTTTGGGCTTCAGGTTGACGTTGGGATTCCTGGGGCATCCAGCATCTTTGGCCCGGTGACCCCGGACATTGCAACCGTTGATTTTTCCTATGGCAGAGCACCAAGCATTTATTCGGCGTTTGACCCGGAGTCGGGAGCCATTGGCAAAGCGGCGGTGGCGGCCAGCGACTATTACAACAAAAAATTTGCAGAGGGGGGTCTGGCTTCCTTGCCGCAGATTTCACAGAGTGGTTTATACAGGGCCATGGGACGTGGATAAGAAGCCCTTTTTATTCAGGTTATTTTCGTTACGGGAACGCCCGGAGTTTGCGAAGAACTTTTGGATTGCCGTGGCTGTTTTTCTTGTTGTAGCGTTGCTTTTGGCTTCGTGCAGGTGGCGGTTTCCGTTTTCCATTGAGACGGGCCTTTAGCTATGGCTGAATTAACGCAGTCGGCAAAAGATTATTTTGGTGTTACTCGTAGCCCTAACGAAACAGGCTATATTATGCAAGACGGCACAAGGCTTGATCTTAGTGGTCGGCACTATGCTGGCGGTTATGAAAAGAAAGGGGATCGTTTTGTTCCAGAGGCTGGTAAACCTGATTATTTAAGTGGCGATAGGGCTGTTGACCACAGAGAGCTTTATGATCTAAAGGGCTTAAAAGAAGGCGAGCATCAATGGGATGCTGTTGAGCAGCTTATGCGTGAAACTGGCGCAGTTCGTTATATGCCAAATCAAGGCATCTCAATTATTGATGGTCAAAAGGTAAGTAATAAACAATTAGAGGCTATTGTTACCGACTTTAGAAAGAGCGGTAATCCTCTAACGGTTGATATTGACCCAGTGGGCGGTGGTTCTCGTGCTGTATCTAAAACCTTTGACCGCCCTACGGTTGAAGGTGTGCGAGAGTTTATCGAACTAGGCGCAAGTCCTATCGATCTTCCATCCTTTAAACCTGACGACGAACCACGGCCCGTGGACCCTCCTTCTGTTTTTGAAAAGGGCATCATGGCTGCGGACA